GTGGTCGTTGCGGTTGTCCTTGTGCACCCGTGCCTGCAGCCAGATCGTGGCCAGGCCGAACACACCGCCGATGACGGCGACGATGATGGTGGTCATGCCACCAACTCCGACCAGCGCTCTTTGATCCGGCCGGGGCAGGCGGTGGCGGCCACCTGGCCGTGCTGCACGATCTTCGCTGTCGGCGTGATCGCCTGCGTCCACTTGAGCACGTCGATGAGCCACCGGAACGAGGCGACCTGCGCATCGGTGCACGGGTCGGTCTCGCCGTTCAGAAACAGGATGCCGTACGCCTGATCGTTGTACTTCGCTGCGTGCGCCGCCCGGTGGCGGCCGGCGAACTCGGCGATACGCCCATCCATGTGAATGACGTAATTGTACTCGTTGGCCTTCCAGCGGTGAATCGATGCGATCGTCTTGGTCAGGTCAGCGTTCGCGTACGACCGCTTGACGCCGGTGTAGTGGGCGATGACCATGCCCAGCCGTGGCCGCAGCAGCGGCCGTGGCGTGATCCGGTCGATGTTGGTGACGCGGCCGGGCAGGCCGACGTCGAAACGGGACAGGATGGCGGTCATTGCTTCACCGCCTGCAGTGCGGCCGCAACGGCGTCGGCGATCTGTTCCTCGAGCGTCTTCGGCGGCGGCGGCGGCGGAGGCGGATCGACAGCGACGAGCGCCGTGCCGGTCCACTCCGGCACCTTGCCGTCGGGCACCTCGCACTCATGCCAGGTGTACCCCTTGGCGGCGAGGTCGTCGGCGTCGATGACGGTGCCGGTCGAAACCAGGGTGCCGGTGTCGTCGGTGACTGCGTACCATGTGGTGCTCATGTGAGTGTCTCCCGCCAGATGATGTCCATGATGTTTGCGGTATGGCTGAGACTGGTTTGTGCTGCCAGTCGCGTCCCGGGCGGCCAGAAGAACGGCGCAATATGCGAGACGCCGTTGTAAAGGCTCGTGTTGGTGTTGTTGGCGGTGATGTAGCTGGTCACCGCAACTTCGGAACCTGCGGCACCCGTGCCGAAGCGAAACGTGCCTCCGCTGGCACTGCCCTGGTAGTAGGCATATCCGATCACCCAAACACCAGCAGCGACGGGCGGTGTCGTGGCGATTTCCGTCCATGAGGTCGAGCCGATGTTGTTGGTGGACTGCAACGCTCGCTGCTGCACTGCGTCGCGAGTTTGATTCGTTGCGAAGATGAACGTCATGTCGGTGCCGACTGTGTTGGTCGTAATGTTGCGAAGCGCCACACGCTGGCCCGATGCGACGAACACGCCATAGGGAAAATCGCCGTTGCCGGGCCAGTTGGCCATTCTGTTCCCGAGGTCGAGCCTGAGGACTTCACTGCCAGACGCACCGATGCCGAACTCAAAACGACCCTGCTGCGACGAGGACACCGTTGCGAAAATGACCGAGTCTTGCGGCATGGATGCCGTCACCTCGTACCAAACATTTTGCGTCATGTTCTGCGGCCCGAACCGCATCGTCCCCACGTCAAGCGCAGTCGATGCGAGCGTCAGAATGTTCGGGTAGAGGTACCCGCTACTAGCCAACGTCCACGCCGAGCCGTCCCAGTAGCGGGGCGCACCGAGGTCAGGGGACGCCGTCACCGCCGACTGCATCCCGACCGTCGGCGACGGCAGCGCAGCGTCACGGGCCGCCGAATCGGCGAACACCATCACCGACTGATCGGATAGGTAGGTGTTGACGTCGGCGGCTGCCAGGGTTTCGTAGTTGGCCCATTGCTTGCGTGGCATCAGTGTCCCCTTGCGGTCATGGTCGAATCCACGACGACCCGTTCCAGTAGCGCCGATCGAACGGCGACGTGAGCTGCACCTGCATGCCGGTCGTCGGCGACGGGATCGCCGCCTGAGCGTCGGCGAGGGTTGCGAACACCTGCACCATCTGGTCCTGCAATCGGTTCAGCGCCACCGACGAAACAAGGTCACCGGCGACGGCGACGTAGCGCCCACCGGTGAACGACGCGTCGGCGTTCGGGGCGAGGATCCACGTATCGAGCGCACCGAGGATCGGGTCGTCGAACGTCACGAACTGGAACCGCTCGGCCGAAGCCAGGCGGTAGGTGACACGCCACAGCGTCGAGCCGTCGGTGACGGTTTCGGACACGCCACGCAGCCAGCAGGACCGGGTGACCGGCGCAACGGCACCAGGCGGCGTGAACACCACTTCGACTCGGTCGCCGATGTCGAGGTCGAGCACCGTCGACGCCATCGACAGGTCGGCCGACGGGATGACGCCCAGCTCCTCGATGCGGAACTCGGGCACCGACAACACCCGCAGCGTCAGCGTCGCCCAGTCATCAGCGAGAGCCTGCGTCGAGTGCGGCAGGTTGGTGACCTCTAACGTAATCGGCACGCCGTCGGAGTACTTTGAGATCGAGACGTCGTCGTATATCTCGGTGACGACACCGGCAGGCAACGAGTAGATGATGCCGTTAGCAAGGTCTTGGTCGTCGTACACCACACCGACCGACACCATCGGCAGCGTGCCAGGTGCGCCGGTGTCGGAGAACGTTGCCGCCACCGGGCCACTGAGCGAGGCGGCGAACGGCCGGAACGCCACCATGCCGTCAGCGGTCACCCAGCAGTCGCCGATCTCGGCCTGGACAACGACGCCGATCTCGTCCCACACGGACGCACCCAGTGTCGTCGCCGCCAGGGTGATGCCGCCCTCGTCAATGTCACGGGACGGGCCGATGCCGCCGAGGTTCAGCAGCCGGTCGACACGGGCGCTGGCAGTGTCACCGGCACCGACGGCGGGGCTGACTTCGGCCAGGGTGCGCTGGGCGAGCGACGCCACAGCGTCAACCCCGGACAACGTCACCGTCGAGAACAGCCCCGCCTCGGAGTAACCGACGTCGATGCCGGTGACCCGGCCAGTAAACCGGGGCACCCAGTCGGTGCCCGACGAGACGTAGACCTTGACCGTCACGCCGGTACGGACCAACGGGTTCGCCGTCGGGTCGTACGCGGCGGTGTTGTTCAGTAGTTCGACGCTGACGGTGCCGGTTTCGGCACGGCGGTACAGGCCGTCCGTCTGCGATGACCCACGGGTGATCGACACCGACAGCACGTCGGACGTGATCGGCGTGAACGTCGTACCGTTGTCGGACAGCTCGACCCGCCATGACGCGACGGCACCGGGCGCAGGGGCGTCGGTCGCTCGCTGGGTGACCAGCGTCGACGGTGCGAGTGTCTGCGGCGGTTGTGCGATCGCCCGGTTGATGGTGGTGCCGACGAGACGCGGCGCCACCGTCATTCCTCCCAGGTCACGTGGACGCTGAGTGCGCTACCCGTTCCGGCGCCGAAGTTCCACAGCACCAGGCCGGCGGTACCGGCTGGACCGACGACGAGATCATCGAAGGTCCAGATGACGCCGGCGCCGATGCTGGCGGGCAGGACGATCTGGCGGATCTTGTTGGCCGTCGTGATCGTCGGGGCGGTCGACCATGTCGTGTCGACCGCCGCGATGCTCGTCGGGTCGCCGAGGTCGTACGGCTGACCGACGAGCGACGTCGTCGCCACGAAGGTGTTCGTCGCTCGCTGCAACGAGATCGAGCTCGACGTGGCGGCGTTGGTGAAGACGCCGATCTCAAGGATGCGGGCACGCGACGACGCACCGGCACGGATCGTGCAGTACGGCGCAACTGTGGCCGCGGCCGGGGTGGTGACTGCTGCGGAATATGTGGCCATGTGGGTGTCTCCCCTGTTAGGCGCGCCAACCGGCGCCGTTGCTGCGTTCGTACTTTCTGATCGCCCGGACGACGTCGGCGCCGTTGCTGCCGGGCGGCATGTTGATGGTGACGTTCACGCCGCCCCCGACACCGATCCGGTTGTTCGGGATGACGGTGCCGCTCCGGCCGGGCACGATGACCTCCGGGCCACGCTCGCCGACGATGTACGGCGTACCGGCAGTGACCGGGCCGCCGGCGGCGCGCCCTTCCATCTCGTTACGCAGACCGCCGCCGACGAGCTGGCCGCTGATCGACACGACACGGTTGCGGGCCAATTGACTCAGCCGGCTCTCGATGGCGGCGATGTTCCCGGCGTCGAGCGTGGCGATCATCTGCGCCTTCGTCTCGGGCGGCACGTCCTCTAGCGCCCTCACCATCTCGACGATGTCTCGGGTGTAGTCGCGAGTCTCCTGGGCGCTGCGGCCCGTCTCGGAGTGGAACACATACATCTTCTCGAAGAAGCTGTCCCATGCGTCCTGCTGATCAAGCTTGCCGATCAGCGCGCTATAGGCGTCGTCGAGCGCAGCGGTGGACTCCTCGAGGTCGTCGACCAAGGTGGTCGCCTTGTCGACGGCTGGGATGACCCGCTCGCCGTAGATCCGTGCCATCTCGGCGGTGACGTCGTTGGTTTCCACCGCCGACAACCCGAGATTCACCAGTGCCGCCGAAACCTCGTCAGCGGAGTAGCCCATTTCCTTGAGCTGATCGACGGTGATGCCATTCTGCAGGTACATCTCGGCCGACACTTCGGAGGTGTTCTTGACGGCGTTGCCGACCGTCATCCACGCGTCCGCAACCTTGGCGACGGCCTGGGCGGCGGGGACGGCGTTCTCTGCCATCTGCGCCAGTGCTGGCACCAACGACTCGCCGAGTTCCATCGCGACCGCACCAAGCCGGTCCTTCAGCTCGTCCATCCGGTCGCGGAAATTGCGAGCCTTCGCCAGTTCCTTCTCGTCGATCACCTGGGCGTCGGCGACACCAGCGAGCGACGCCTTCAGTGCACTTGACCCCTGGCCGATCAGCTCGGCCATGCCCTGCCAGCCCTTGCCGAGCAACTGCGACGCAACACGCGCCCGCTCAGCCGGATCCTCGATGGCGTTGAGCCGGTCGACGACGTTCAGGAACGTGCCGTTCACGTCGGTGGCGCCGGTGTTGGTCTTGGCGATCTCGACGCCGAGGTCGGTGAACAACTGCGGCGAAGCGCCGAGCGTCTTGTTCATCTTGCCGAGCGCCGATTCGACGGTTCCGGCCTCGATGTCGATGTCGCCCGCCACTTCGATGAGGCGGCTGGCCTCATCGACGGCCAGGCCGGTGGCGTCGCTGAACTGACCGGCGGCGAGCGCCGTGTCCTGGAACGCCTTGACCGACTTCACGCCGAAGGCGATCAGTGCGCCGCCGGCAGCCATTGCGATGTTTGCAGCGTTGGCGACGATCGACTCTTTGGCGACGTCGAACCCGGCGCGCATCTTGCCGCTCGCCGTCTCGGCCTCGCCGATCGCTGTGCGGAACTTCTTGAGTGACGTGACGCCCTTGTCGACGGCGACGTCGATGATGACGCTGATCTTGTTCGCCACGGTCACCGCCTCAGGAGAAGAACTTGCGGATGGCCTTCGTCACCTCGGCGTCGACCACGTCCGGCACCATCGGCTCGATCTTGGCCAGCGCCTTGCTGGCCGTGTTCTTGCCCTCGGTGCGACCGTTGTAGCGACGCTGGCGGGCCTTGGAGACCTTGCCGGTCTTGGTCAGGCGTGGCCCGACCATGCGGGGCCCGGCGGCCTGGTTGCGGCCGAACTCGGCGACGGTCCACGGACCCGCCGACCGTGCGGTCGGGTGGAACGAGATGACGCCCGGCCGGACGTGGTCGAAGCGGGTAGCTAGGTGATTCGTCGCCGGTCGCCACCCGCTGAACGCCGGGTCGCCACCGAGGTCCGCAGACGCCGCCTCGGTGGCGAGCTGCTTGGCCTTGACACCGACCTTGGTGGCGATGGCGCGCAGTTTCTCGGCCTCGATCTCTCCGATGAACCCGTCGACCTTGCGCCCGAACGAGTCGAGCGTGTCGGCCATTACCAGGTGTTGTTCGTCACGGCGCCGGTCACCTGCAGCGATGCCGACAACTCGACACGGCCGCCGACCGACGACGACAGCGACACGCTCGTCACCCACGCCTCAGCGGTGACACGGGCCTCGCCCGACACCGACCCGCCCGGACCCCACAGGATCGTCATCGTCGACGAGCCCGCCGACTGCGCCGCCTTCACGCCGGTCAGCAACGAGAACATCGGGGCATCGTACGGGCCGGCGATCGAGACGGTGTCGCCGTCGGTGAGGCCGTTGATGAACGCCTTGGCGGCGGTGCCGAAGGCGCTGACTTCCTGCGTCTCGACCGACTGCGGCCAGTCGAACGAGTCAGCGAAACGTGAGACGTTGGTGCCGGCGCCGTTGACGCCGTCGAGTGCGATGAAGGTGGTGGTACCTGCACGAAAGGCCATGATCGGCTCCTTGGGTGGTGGGGGGTGGTGGGATTAGCGGCGAGCGAACGACACGAACCGAGTGGTCGAGCCGGTGCCCGTCACGTCGTCGACCACCCGGAGGTATCGACGGACTGTTGTGCCAGCAGCGACCTCGACACGTTCCGAGGTGACGCCGGTGTAGGTGGCGAAGGTGGCCAGCGTCGCCCAGCTGGTCGAACCGTCGACGCTGTGCTCGATGCGGCAGGCGTTGTTGGTCAGGCCGGAGAACGCCGTGACGTGGATGTGCGCCACGCCACCGTTGGTGGTGCCGGCGGCCTGGTCGCGTGCGGTGCCGGTGGTGTCGGCGGTGATGGCGGTGAAGTTCTCGACCACCAGGCCGACGTCGAAGTTGCCGGTCGACTGGAACGCCGCCGAGCACGTCACCAGATCCGACACCGACGATGCGCCGGTGAAGTTGCCGAGGTGAGCGTTCACCATCACGGCCACTTCGCCGACAGCGAAACCATCGGGGCACAACGTCAGCGGATACGGCCCGGTCGCCTTCTGCGACTTGAACGCGTCGAACTGCAGCGCCGTGGTGCCGACGGTGTCGAACAGCATGTCGAGCGACCCGGACGACTCGTCCTGCCCGATGACGAACGTCTTG